TGAGGATCAACTTGCTGAAGAGTTAGAAACTTGGTATCCAAAAGTTGCTCATGGTGGAATTGTTGGAGTTCATGACTGTGGTAATAATGGATCTGGTATGGATCAAGTTGTTTATGATTTTATGGAAGGAAAGTATACCGAAGGACGTATGTCATATTTTAATGATACACTTTCTTGGATAAAAGTCGATGAATAATTTAAAACATATAGTTCTAGAAGAAACTAATGAGGTACTAGTGGTCTGCACTAGTGCCATTACTGCTATGGGCATAGGTTCTATAGTCAAACAGTATTATCCTGGTTACACTGCAAAGATTATTTCTGAAAAATACTACCATGAGACAGTTCGCAAACTGTCCTCAGATGGTGCTTCCGACCCGAGTTCTGGACTATAATAACTTCAGTTCAAACAAAGCAAATGACCGTCTCTTCTGAGTACATTCGCACTTCTCTTCAGGCACTGTATGGCAATCAAGTCACTAGTTCTGATATTCGTGCATGGTGTGCTATGAATGGAACTAATTATCAGACCACCACCAACAAAATGGTTGACTTCAAAGTTGGTCGTGGTAAGTGGAACCTGGAAGTTACAAAGGAGACAGTAAAGGATCTTGAAGTGACTTATAATGCACCTGCAGTAATGCCTGCGATCCAACAAAACCTTATTCCTAAGAAAGATGATACCTTCGTCAGCTTTGGTAACTTCAGTGATATTAAAAAAATTATCAAGTCCAATCTGTTTTATCCGACGTTCGTCACGGGACTTTCTGGCAACGGTAAAACGTTCGGAATTGAGCAAGCGTGTGCTCAACTGGGTCGGGAACTTATCCGTGTAAACATTACTATCGAAACCGATGAAGACGATCTTATTGGTGGTTTCCGTCTTGTTGATGGGAACACCGTCTGGCACAATGGCCCAGTCGTGGAGGCACTCGAACGAGGAGCTATTCTGCTCCTTGACGAGATCGACCTTGCCTCTAATAAAATTCTCTGTCTCCAATCTATCCTTGAAGGAAAAGGAGTATTCCTTAAGAAAATCGGACGGAGAGTTGATCCTGCAAGTGGATTCAACGTCATCGCCACAGCCAACACTAAAGGTAAAGGTTCAGACGACGGGAGATTCATTGGAACTAACGTGCTCAACGAAGCCTTCCTAGAACGTTTCCCTGTTACCTTTGAGCAAGCATATCCTTCTCCTACCATTGAGACCAAGATTCTTTACAACGTTGGATGTGAACTTGGTCTTGCTGAAGTAGATTTCTACAAACGTCTTGCTGATTGGGCTGACATCATCCGTAAGACATTCTATGATGGTGGTGTTGATGAGATCATCTCCACTCGTCGTCTAGTTCACATTGTTCGTGCTTTCAGTATCTTCAGGGATAAAGCAAAGGCAATCGGTGTTTGTGTCAATCGTTTCGATGATGAAACCAAGCAGTCCTTTATGGAACTTTACGACAAGATTGATGCTGACTTTCAAATGACTGTTGACACTGAACCTAATTCCTGATATAATTTGAGAGGATTATTATGACTTCTTGGAGTTTTTTATACGACGAAATGTACGGATCTAGTGACGAAGAACTGAGTTTCTTCAATAATGACGGTCGTCCTCTAGCAGATGACCGACCTATCTCTGATGACTATATTGACTTCAGTGATACTCTTAACATCAATATGCCTATTTCATCTATGAGTGAAGACCGAATTGACCTAAATCTTGATCAACTTGCAACCAATGGTTTTTGGAAGTATGAGGAAGATCTAACCATGAAGGAGGTACGTGATTACCTTTCTTCAACTTACAATGCACATTACACATCTAAAGACAGTAAGACTCAGACACTTGATCTGATTGAAAGTATTGGTGATGCAGAACCATTCTGCCGTTCTAATGCAATCAAGTATCTTTCTCGTTTTGGTAAAAAGGGTGGAAAGTCTAAACAAGACATCCTGAAAGCAATCCACTATTGCGTTCTCCTTTACCACTTCTCTGGTCTACACAAACAACCCAAAGGTGATTATGAAACTTTCTGATTCAACTGTAAATATTCTCAAAAACTTTTCTAACATTAACCAGTCTCTTCTGTTCAAAGAGGGCAAGAAACTACGCACTATTAGTGTGATGAAGAACATTCTTGCTGAAGTTGAAGTGACTGAAGACTTCCCTAAAGACTTTGGTATCTATGATTTGAACCAGTTTCTAAATGGTCTGAGTCTGCACCAGAGTCCTGAACTTGATATTGAGAACGATTCCTACATGGTCATCCGTGAAGGTAAGATGCGTTCTAAGTATTTCTTTGCTGATCCTAATGTGATCATCAGTCCTCCTGAGAAAGACATTGTTCTGACTTCTGAAGAGATCTCTTTCGATCTTAATACTCAGCAACTAGACAAACTTCTCAAAGCATCTGCCGTCTATCAACTTCCAGATCTATCTGTTGTTGGTGAGAATGGTGTTGTCAAACTGGTAGTATCTGATCGTAAAAATGATACTTCTAATGACTTCTCAATCATTGTTGGTGAGACAGAGCACAAGTTTAGTTTTAACTTCAAGGTAGAGAACATCAAGATTCTTCCTGGTAGTTATCAAGTTTCTATTTCTAAGAAACTTCTTTCTAAGTTTGTCAACTCTGATAAGAACCTAACTTATTGGATTGCCCTTGAACCAGATTCTTACTATGAGGACTAAGTTTGTTGAGGTCATTGACGATTTTCTTGATAAGTCTTACTTTGATTTTATCGTCAATGACCTTATGAATGATGCTTATTTTCCGTGGTATTACAGTGATGATGCTTCTTATGCGGGTGATCCCGAATACACTGTAAATGGAATTAAATCGAATAGGCAGGGATTTTCTCATCTCCTTGTTGACAATGATAAACCCAGGAGTAAAGTAGCAGACCAAATTTATCCATTTGCTTTAAAAGTAAAATCTTATCTCGGTGCCAAAGAGGTTATGAGAGTAAGAGCAGATATGTGTTTGCAAAGTTATGATGGTGCTGTACATGGACCTCATGTTGACTATCCTGGAAAATTTCATTATTCATCAATTTTATATTTGAATGAAACTGATGGTAATACTGTAATCTTTAATGAAAGAGATACTGGTATTCAAGTCAATCATAGTGATATGAGAAACTTCACTGTAAAGAAAAGTGTTGAACCAAAACCAAATCGTCTTATTGTATTTGATGGTAGGTATATTCATACTGGATGTTCACCAACAAAACACAAATGCAGAAAACTTCTGAACTCAAACTATCGGTAACTCCTGATGTTACCTTGAGAATAATTGGAAGTATTGGAGTTATTGCTGCATATTTTATTATTCTTCATGTTGATGTTACGACTGGAGTTACATTAAATCTTGTTGCAGATGCGATTTCAATTCCATATTTTATTCGCACAAAGTCGTGGGATGTGGTTATAATGATAGCATTCCTACTGACGATCTCTTTGTCAAAAATATTATGAACATCTTTGTCACTGACCCCGATCCTTGGAAGTCTGCAAGGGTTCTACCTGATAAGCACATCGTCAAGATGCCTCTAGAGACTTGTCAGATGCTTGCTATCGTATGTTCAGACAAATGGGGACATGGATTTGGCACTCTTCCCAGAGCAGACGGAACTCCCTATGCTACTGAGAAGGGTGCTTTTCGTAATCACCCATGCACCATATGGGCAAATGATTATGTAATGAATTGGCAGTGGTTACTTGCTCATGGATTTGCTCTTTGTTCTGAGTATGCTTCTCGTTATGGTAAGGTCCATACCTGTTTCACAACTCTGAATGCTGCAAAAGAAATTCTTCCTACTGGAGATCCTACGGGACGTAGTGGAAAGGGTCCTAAAGATTTTGTGTTTGCAGGACCTGATGAGTTCAAGTATGACGACACTGTTGACATCTATACAAAATATAAGATGTATATTGCATCTAAACCTTGGGTAAAAGATAATTATCTTCGGTTGCCCCATCGCAAACCAGAGTGGATTTGATATGTTTATACCAGAAGAAGAATATCAAAAGATAATGAAGTCCATGCCAATTTTTTGCGTGGACTTTGCGTTTAGATATAAGAATAAATTTCTCCTAATCAAACGAACACAAGAACCTGTAAAGGGTGTGTTCTGGGTTATTGGAGGAAGACTTAGGTTTAAGGAAACTATTCAAGAACTTGCTGAAAGAGTTCATACCAGAGAGGTTGGAAGATACTATCCAAACTTCAAACTTGTAGGGTTCTCAAACTATATGTTCCCAGATGTTGAAGAAGCAAGAGCAACTCATACACCAACTCTTCTTTACTTGGTTGAGGTTGATGAAATGTTTGAACCAACTCTTGACGAAACAAGTTCTGAGTTCACATGGTCTGAGGAACTACCTGATGAGATGAAGGACCAGACCCACTTCATCACCGAGATTGCTCGGAGGGAATTTCCCAAAGGAATTATCCCATTTGCTTTGACTATTTGCTCAACCCTTGCTATTATAGTAGCAGGATACTTCCATGGTCACATGAGCATCGGTGCTGTCTGGCGCAACCTGCACAACTTTAATTAATTATGAACAAGACTGACTTTCTTTGGGTTGAAAAGTATCGACCCAAAACCATTGATGACTGTATTCTTCCTGAGCATACAAAGACTATGTTCAAGGACTTTCTAAATAAGCAAGAAATCCCTAACTTGCTACTTGCGGGACCTGCTGGTTGTGGTAAAACTACAGTGGCAAAGGCACTCTGTGAGCAACTGGGTGTCGATTATTACGTTATTAACGGATCTGATGAAGGACGATTTTTGGACACAGTACGGAACCAGGCAAAGAACTTTGCTTCGACCGTCTCACTTTCGGCATCTGATGCAAAGCACAAAGTCATCATTATTGACGAGGCTGACAACACGACCCACGATGTACAGCTCCTCCTACGGGCAAATATTGAGACATTTTATAACAACTGCCGATTCATCTTCACCTGCAATTTCAAAAACAAAATTATCGAACCTCTCCACTCCCGATGCGCGGTGGTCGAGTTCGGAATTAAAGGGAAAGACAAACCACAACTCGCAGCAAAGTTCTTCAAACGCATCCAAGAAATCTTGGCTGCAGAAGGTGTTGAATATGATCAGAAGGTCCTGGTAGAACTTATCAATAAGCACTTCCCTGACTGGAGACGTGTTCTTAATGAGTGTCAACGATACTCAGTGTCAGGTAAGATTGATAGTGCTATTCTTGCTCAGTTCTCTGATGTAAGTGTTGAGGATCTAATCAAGAACCTCAAGCAGAAAGACTTTGGTTATGTTCGCAAGTGGGTCACATCTAATCTAGATAATGATCCTAACCTAATCCTTCGTAGGGTTTATGATGGTCTTGCAGATGCTGTTGATGGACCTTCTCTTGCCGCAGCAGTTTTGATCATTGCAAAGTATCAGTATCAAATTGCTTTTGTTGCTGATCAGGAAATTAATGTTCTAGCCGCACTAACTGAAATTATGGTGGAGTGTAAATTCAAATGAAACAACCAAGACAAAAGAAGTCCAGAATGTATTACTACTTCTGGGCAGTTATGACTGCTACTGTCCTTCTTGGACAACTGTATGTTGGAACTGGATATCGTCTTCTTGCTGGACGAATGTTTGAACTCCTAGAAAAAGTAGATGGAGTTCTTCTATATAAACCTGACACTAAACTGTATTCAAAATGATTGATGTAAAACTACTCCGTATCATTACGGGTGAAGAAGTGATTGCAGAACTAGTCACTGAAGATGAGAACACTATTACTGTTAAGAACGGTCTAGTGGTTCTACCTGGTGCTCAGAATGTTGGATTCGCACCATGGGCAACTGTCATTGACAAAGAAGATCCTGACATTCAGTTGTCTCGGGACTTCATTGTGTATATGGTCAACGTTGACTCTGCTGTGAAAAAGAAGTATAATGAGATCTTCGGGAGCAAACTGATTACTCCTGACGAAAAGAAACTGATCGTTTGATTTTTCCTTTTTATTATGAAAGCATTGAAGACTCCTCTCCGTTATCCTGGAGGCAAGTCCAAAGCAATCAAAACTCTTTCTCAATGGTATCCCAAAGTCATCACCGAATATCGTGAACCATTCATTGGTGGTGGTTCTATTGCTATTGATGTGACCAAGGCAAATCCAGATATTCCTGTCTGGATCAATGACCTGTATGTGCCCCTATACAACTTCTGGGTACAACTGCGTGATCGTGGTCAAGACCTCTCTGAGAGTGTCAGGGAGCAGAAAGAGAAGATGCTTGAGAGTGGCACAAAAGAAGAGAAGGACAAGTTTGCTAAGGAACTGTTC